TCCATAAAGAGTTCCAATTTGTCCACTTTTGATGATTTGATCACCGTATAAACGAACTTCTGTAAATTCAGGAACTTTTAAAAGATTATGAAATTGATCAACTGCTGACCAGTAACAAATATCATTTTCATAAGCATTTTGGAAAAGAACTTCTTCTCTCATTGCTAGAACATTGTCTCTTGAAACATCTGCCGGAGCACCGATGATTGTTTCAGAAGAATAAGTTTCCATTGCTGCGAAAGCATCAATATCAAATTGTCTTGCTAAACCTGTAATTGCTCTTTTTGCATTTTCAATTTCAACTGCAACTGTTGATTCGATTTCATCGTTAGTATCTACTAACCACTGGACATGCTTTCTTTTGTCCAGATTTAGAACATCAGTATCATAAGCGATATCTTGATTTGTTCCTGCCGCTGCACTTGCTCTGTCTTGAGGTGTGAATGATCCCGCTTTGTTTACTTCAATGCTTCTCATTCCTTTACCAACTCTATAATTAAGGTCTGTGATGCAATCTGTTGCTAGTACTTTTGCTTTTTCTTTTAACTCGCGTTGTACGACTTCAAGAATTAAATCATTCTTAGTTGCCGCTAACTGAGTGTCACCCATTACTGCCATAGTATTCTCCTATTGTTATTATTTAAACTTATCTATAATCATTTTTTCTAATTCTTCTTTACTCATTTGTCCTACGCTCTTTTCTGGTGTGTGCATAGGTCTTGAGTTTGGAATTGCATCAACTAGGTTTATATTCTTACCGAATAGACCTATTTTTTCATATTGCTTCATTCCATCCTCTACAATCATTTTAATATCTTCCGCGCTTGGTTTGTAATTATCATCTAGCGAAACGATATCCATTTTTTCTTCACCAAGTAGCTTAGTAAAAGCTGCAACATCTAAACAACCCAAGTCTTTTGCTTGTTGTTCTATAGCATGTTGAATATTACCTTTAGCATAAAGAAAGTCTCTTGATTTTAAGTCTGTTTCGAGTTTGCGAGATCTCTCTTTTAACTCTTCAATTACTTTAGACGCATTTCCCTTCTTTTCTTCCTCAAGAAGTTCGTACTCTTTTAAGCGACTCTCTAAATCTTGTGCTCGCGTTTCCGCTTGCTTCATTCTCTCTTTGTGCTTGAAGAAATCATTTTTGAAATCCTCCGGCATTGAATTGTCGGTTACTTTTGTTTCAGGTGTAGTACTACTAGCAACTGTTTGTGGTACAACCACGGTTTCTTGTGTTTTCATTTTAATCTCCATGTATGGTTTGTGTCAAACTTTGACATTTTATTTCCTTCTTTTAACATAAATCCCTATAATAGCTTTTTTCAAATAATTAACTATTTTCTTCTCTGTTTTGTTTCCGAGACTGTTTAAGTACGCATAATCTTTCTTTATAGACACTAAATGTTTGTATATTGCGCTATAGCTCATTCTCTTTTTCTCGCCACCAACATACCTTTTGTGCTTTTTCTGTGAGTGCTTCAAAACTATAAAAGTTTTCCTGTTCACTATAATATTTTTTGCACTCTTAATTAAATCTTTAAGCTGCTCACCTGTAAAGCTGAAATTAATCTTTTGTCTGTTATATGTCTGGTGTGTCTTATTAAATTGTTCCAATCTTGCTCTTTCTTTTATTGTTGCGGGTCTTGGTTTGTGATTATTGTATTTTCTTATATCAGTTACGCATATACTCGCAACACCGTCGCGTATTTTCTTCTTTTTAAGTTCCCTGTTAATGTCTTTTTCAATCATGTTCTTAACTTTCATCAAGTTTCTGATTCTAACCTTCTGATTCATCTTGTTCTCCTAATTGTAATTTTAGGTCTGCTAGTGTTCTTTTTGGGGTTGATTCCTTTACTTTTTGCGCTATCTTCTTAGCTTCATCATCTGTTATTCCAAAAAACTCTCTTTGTGGTAACTTTCCTTTAGAATAACCTTTATTATGACCATGCGCTTTTAATGTTTCTTTTCCCTTTTTCATCTGTATAAAAACAGTGTTGCTTTTCTCTTTTGATTTTCTTCTACCAACACCATCTAAAAGCTTCCCTTCTACAAACAAATTAACATCGGATCTGCTAACACCTTTTTCTTTTGCATAATCTTTTGTGTACTTGGTAAACTTTTTACCATTGATATCTTCATTCTGTAGTGTTCTAGAACGTATTTCATCAACAGCTAACTCAGCAAACTTTATCTTCTGCTCTGTTGTTGGTTTGTCATTCAAGTAGTGTTCTAAATCAACTTCTTGGTACATCAAACTTTTAGCTTTTGAGTTAAGTGTCTGTCTTTTCCCTTTCGCTTTTCTTTTTGTCATAGTGCAATCTCAGTTCTCGTTTCATTTCTTCATATAATTCTTTACTAACAACATTTTTAAGCATTTCAATCTTCTTGAAAGTTAGAATGTTTTTTGTCCACATAGCTTCTGTTGTCTTCCTTTTATCAGTTTTTATTTGATGCTTGGATCTAGGTGAACCGTCTTTATTCCTTTTACTCATCGTCGTCTTCATCTACGGTGGAATCAAAATCAAGACCTTGATCTGGTTTTGGAAGAATAACACCATCGAGTTTTTCTATCTCTTTTATGATCTCATCTGCTCTATCTGCATCTTCAATACTTCTTAGTTCCATAATAGCTTCTCTTTTACTCATTAATCCGAGTTCCATTTTTAATTCTATGTTGCTTAACTTTTCTGTCTCGGTTTGCATCATTTCAGGTTTATCAAAATCAACTTCAATTTCTGATTCTTCTGGTAAGTTTGGAGATTGGTATTTTTTATCTAGCTTTTTATCTCCACCTAAAACGTCTAACCAAGCTTTTATGATTTTATATATGTCTTGTTCTAAGCATCTATATTTTTCATAGTCGTCTTGATGAGCTTCCATTTTCTTTATTGATTGCAAAAATCTATCTATTCCAGATGTTGCTTTTTCTGTATCACCTCTTGAATTTACAACATCACCACCAAGACCTTCACTGGTAACAAAGTAATTTAAAAAGGTATCGTTTGCCGCTGATATCTCACCTATGTTTGAACTTGGAGAAGCAAAAGAAAAATCTACTTCTTGATCTGGATCATCTGTTGCAAGGTGTACAATTTGTGAATGACCTATAACCAAGTTTTGCGGTTTTACGGTAGATGGACTTTTTAAAATTGCTACCGCATACCCGTTCATTTTTGCGTTCATCGCGAGATCGGACAATCTTTCATTGAACTGAATAGTAAAATCAGTCAGAGAGTTTGATGCTCTAACAAAAAACTCAAAATCTTTATCTCTTGAAACTTCAAAGAACGGCATAATTCCGCGACTCGCAAGTGGCGACGTTATGTCAGCTTCTCTATTTCCTTCACCTGTTGATTGATCTATGATTTCACCAAAACCGTTCATCATAAAGTTTAACTCTTTTGTCCACACAACATATTTTGCTACATACTTTTTAAATTGAAATTCGTTTGCAGCTTCAGAATTTTCACCGTCTTGAGCACTTGCACTTGATCTAACAGAACGACCAGAATTTCCTGTTGCAGTATCACGTTCTTTTTTATCTTGATATAATTGAATATAGTTTTCTCTATCAAATGTTGAGATTATATAAGCACTTGCACTTTCCGGATCTGTTGGGTCTGGTATTACGTCTATCTGGTGCATTAAGAAAATTCTCATTTCTAGCTTTCCATTCTTTGGAACTATCATCCCGATAGATTGATCTTGAAATGAAAAGTTCTTATTTGATTTATTAAGTTTCATATCAATTTTCATATCTTTATAGATGCGATCAAGTACTTCTTTTTGATCATCACTGATATCGGTAAACTCTCTCTTAGGACGCTTTTTATATATGGTAGACTTTTTATCAACGATAGCTTTTTGTACATTGATAGAAGAAACGATTGGCATTTCTCTTACAGTTTCTTCATACATTTGACCTTCAAGATTTTCTTTTACGTACTGTTGTATGCGACCGCCATTAACCTCAAACTGTCTAAGTGACCACTGTTTTCTCGCTGCGTTTGCATCACTTTCAATATCTTTAATTAAGTTTAATCTGTGTGTTTTTTCTAGTAAGTTCATCTGTAATTTCCTATTGTAATTTGATTGTTTTTCTTGTGTATAAATTCTTTCACTTGCCACGTCCAATATCTAATTGCTGTTGAGACATGTTGGAAATAATCACTATCATCTTGCACAAGTCTCGCACCCTTTTTATATTTTGTGAAACTAAGACCTTCATGCGAAGTTCTTGCTTCCTTATAAACCTTTAAACTCACCTGTTTAACGTCATTTAAGCATAAAGCATTAACTAGGTTCTCACTTGCTCTAAGATCTGGATTAGTCTTTCTTACATTAAGTATTATTCTTTTACCGTGGTTTTCAAAGAACCTTTTTATAATTAGGTAATCATCAAGAGTTCCGCGAGTGTCGCGATTAAAACCGTTGCAATCACCAAAGATATTAATCGTATTAAATCCACTCATTACTCCAGAGTTTAATATTTCTTCGCATACATCTTCAGTTCTCGCACCCTCAACGATGAAGTCTTGTGCTATATGAAAAACACCTTGCGCGTCTACCTGACCAACCATACATGACATTGGTTTTCCGTGACCAATATTAAAATCCCATGCAAGATCAAATCTTAACCTTCTATTCCATTTATAGTTTTCGTTCACAAAGTTTCTCTGTTTGTCGTAGTTATAAAAAACAACATCCGTATGTATAGCAACCCATTTTCCGCGAAGCATCCTATCTGCTTCTTTTGGTGAAAGAGTTTCTTTTAAGTTCTGGATATAAGTTTTTGGAAGGAATGGGTTTTGCTCGGTTAAACTATAATAGACATGACGCGTCGGGATCTCATCTGATTTTTCAATAAAATATTTATATGCAGGATGATCTGGTGCATCCGGATTGGTTGCATTAATTATAAAAGATTCTTTTATATGTGGAATCCTTCCAACTCTCATTTTGATTTCTTTATAAAATTCAAGATCCGCGTTCTCTGTTAATTCTTCGATAGCAGCACAACTGAGTGCATACGATCTAACTTTTTTGTAAGCTTTGTCGCTCCATGAAAAACAGATTATTTTACTACCGTTTTCAAACTCAACGATACCCCTAGAAATATTATATTTATAACAAACATCAACACCAACATGATCAAGTATCATCTGCAATAAAGTGTCCTTTAATTGCGGCATCGCTTTTCGTCCTATTAGTGCAACAGCACCCGCGTTCATTAAGCAGTGGGTAACAACGATATGTGACATTAATAAACTTTTAGCACTCCCAACAGAACCAGATAAAAGTACTTCGTGAACACCGAGATCATAATTATATTGTCTTAGATCTGATATTACATCGTGTTGATACGGAATTAAACTCGGATCAAACTCCTGAATTGAGGGAGTTCCGCTACTCATCTTGACCCGCTTTGTTTTCAATTTGTGGTGCTGCTTTTAATGAGTAATTGAGTTGTAGCGGTGGTTTGTCTGTCGAGATTGTTGATTGTTGTTCTGCTACTAGCATCGCCTCAGATTTCATATCGGTTGCATTAATAGCAAGGAATTTCGCGAAACCTTCTTTATAGAACCCCATTAATGAAAGTGAAACGAGTTGATCTTTTTGAAACTGTTTAGCTATATGAAAAGCGTCTTTGAGTTCTGGGTATTCCTTACACCAACTATAAAAAAGCGTTGTGCTTATTTTAATATTACAGCAAAATCTTTCAATGCTTGGAAGTGGATTAGGGAATTTTTTGCCGTTGATTTCTGTGAAGTGTTCACGATCAAAGAACTCTATTAAAAGTTCGGGATAGCTTTCTTTATAAACAGATTTTCTTCCGCGGGTTTCTTTGTTCTGTTGAACTTCTTTATTCATTTTATCCGACTCTTTTCGTTACTAACGCATTAAGTAAAAAGCACTGCTTTTCATTAAGCTTAATTAAAATGTTTTGAAAAGTAAAATGGTGCACCTTATAACACACAACTTTTATAATAAATCGGTGCACCAGAACAAAATGAATTATTTAAATATCAATATTAATCGACTTCAGCAAGATAAAAATATGCTTCTTTCACTTTATATAAACTCATATATAAATCATCGGGCGGAATTTCGTAGGTTTGATAGGTGTCTTCTAGGTAGTTAAATATCACACCCAAAACCTCATGCGCATAGTCTAGGTTTTCTTGTGCATATAGATCATACCTAAGTGCATCTATCCTGTTTTGCATACGTTGTTCTTTACTTAAATTGTTAGTAATTAAAGTAAAATTCTTTTTGTTCTTTTTTGCACTCACAAATACACTCCCTATTATTGTTATAATCATACACTGCAATTTCATTATAATTAATATCACGATAGGGTTCTAAGATTGTTTCGAGAGCTATCGCGTTGAGTGTCAAAGTTAATAAAATGAAAATCAGATTAATTAATTTCATAAACTATTATAAAATATTTTTGAGACAAAAAAAGAATTTTGTAATTGAGTGAAAAAGTTTTTATGAAAATAAAAGTTGAGTTAAAAAATAAAGTAATAAATTATTTTATAAAATAAAAGTTGAGTGAAAGAATATAGTTTTTTGATGTTGTGTGTTGAATAATACTTGATTGATTTATTTAGAAAAGTGGCAAGAAAAAATGCGGTGAAATCTGTGGGAAGAAATCGACCGCGCTGTTGTTCTCTGTTATTTTTATTCGGGATAGCTAAAACTTTCAACATAAATTATTCTCTCGTGCTCTGTTGTTTTTGTTTCAATCTTTTGTCTATCTTCATCTTCTAAGATTAATCTAACATGTCCCTTTTCATCTTTTATTATTCTATATTCATTACCGTTTTCAAATTTTCCACTTACAATTTCGTTCATCTTTTTATCCTTGTTAAAAGTTTCTATCATAATTTTTAGTTCGTTCATTTCATCCATTATTGATTTCATTTTTCTATCCTATAAATGAAATTACTAAAAAAAGTTGCGTTGTTATTGCACCTATTAAAATTATAATTGTTTCCATTTTATTCTCCTTTTTTAATTTCTATTAATTTAATATATTGTTTTAAATTTTCTTCCAACTTTTCAAGATCTTCTTTTTCTACGTGGTGATCAAAAATAAGTTGCTCTAATAAAACTCTTATTTGTTCTGTTGTCATTTTGAACTCCTTATAGTGATTGAAAGATTTCTTTAAAATTAATTTCATCGGTTGCGATATCATCCTGACCTTCCAAGATTTCTTCCCAAATTTCTTTTAATTCATGGTAATCTTCTGCTGTTTTCGCGTAATTTAAAGTCCCTTCATCATTCGTTAAC